CTGCCTTTGAAAAGTTCCTTCAGAATGCGCTCTTCTGTACTCTCCGGATACTCCAGAACAAAGATCGGTATACCGTTCGCATTGGCGGCCGCAATCTCAGCAGCCATCGGCTGCATATGCATGGGCTTTGAAGTTTGTAAGATGGGATAACTACCAGATATAGTGGTTGCCCCGTTTTTTTATTTCCAGAACTACCAGATATTGTTTCGACGGATGGGATAAATCTGATGGGAGTCTTTGACGGTCGGGCTAAAAGGGCTGACAGACTTCGGCGGTTGGGCTAAAACCCCGGTTATCCGTTCGACGGTTGGACTAAAAGCGCAAATACGCAAAAGCAGCCCACCAGGTAAGCTTCCTCGTTACGATCTCCTTCGTAAGTTGGAAAACAAACCCAGTGGGCTGCTTCAGTTCGATATTCAGTTTACCCCGGCCTCATTAAAAGCCGATAATCCTACGCGCCGGTTATATGCTCCGCCTCTTTCATTCGGCCCTGGTGTATTTCATACGCCTGCCGCAGATCAAACACAACCAGCTTGCTGTCTGGGGCATACTTCTCCCCCGGTACACGGTAGGTCAGCTTCTTACCCCAGCCGCAGGTCTTGTACACAAATCGGACAAGCCCCTTGCTCTTAATGTCGTAGTGCTCCCTCGTTATCTCGTCTGGCAGCCTGTGAGCGCCGCCGTCATCTATACCGCAGGGCTCTATCCCAAAAAACAGATCCTCCGGGCTAAAGCGGAACCGGAAGAACTCCGGATAGCCCATGGCCACCAGAGTCTTTTTGAATATAGTGATCCTGCCGGATTCGATGTTGAAAGATATGCCCGGTGACGCGCTATCCCATATTACATACTCTTCCAAATGTACTCCCTCCGTCAAAAGGGCGTAGCTCACCCCTTCTTTACTCCTGTGAAGCCCGCGATCGCCACGAAGCCGTCCATGTCCGTGATCTCAGTCTCCTTCTTGTACTGCTCCATCGGCACACCGAAGGTATTAGCGATATCATCCGGGTAGAACCCTGTCCTGGTATCGACCTCTACGATTTCGCCGCTCTCATCAAGCTGCTCCTCGCCCTTCTTCGGCTTCTCGTTGAAAATCTGGTAGACATTCAGGTCAAAGACAAAGTAAATCTTTCCCCCGAACTCAATCTTGTACCCCAGCACCTTATACCGGCATTTTTCGGTCCAACCCAGCTGTTCAAAAAGAGGACCTGTAAAATCAGGGCAGCGCATCTTCCGGCTCTTCCTCTTATCCGCCCCTGCCACGCACCAACGCAGGGCGTGCTTGTCGTTCTCATCACATTCCGTGACGGAGAGGAATTTGAGCTGTTTATCATAGAGCAGCCTGACATAGACCACACCTTCAAAATCTCTGATGCAGGCGGTATTGAAGGTGATGTTGCCGTTCCGGATCGTAACAGCAGGATCGCGCAGACTGGCAAATAGCTCTTTACGGATAACCTGGCAGTTGTCAGGGTTGAACACCCGCTGGATCTCCTGCCGCCGCTCCTCCTTCTCGGATATGTTATTCTGCACTTCACTCATGCCGTTTTCTTCCATCCTTCCATAATCGTTTCTGCTTCCTTCATCAGCGCGGCAAGCCTGTCCGCTGTGAGAGGACTCATTTCTTCCAGCTCTTTTGCCGGGCGCAGGACATCCCAGTCGCCAGAGTAATGGCGCTGTTCCAGATAAGAAACAGGCACGCCAAATGAAGTCGTCCAGGACGGAGGGTTGACCCGCACCTTCTCCAGGATGACGATTTCTTCCTGCCGCTCTTCCTCTTCAGCCTCATCAGGCTGCTCCGGCACAACAATCTGCTCTACCGTTTTTGTGATCACCGGCTCACCCAGTTCGAAGAGAAGGAGCTTATTCTCCCCCTGAACCTTGAACTCGCCGCTGAATCTGTACTGTCCTTCATCCTCCCAGCTCATCATGTCGAAGAGCGTTCTAGCAAGGCCCCGGCAGCTCAGTGTAGACACAGCCCAGCGTTCCTCACGCAGATGGCCCCAGTGGATAGCATTGGGGTTATCCTTTTCGCACGGACGGATTGCGATGCAGTTCTTCACCGTGTTCAGGAGAAGCTCTACATACTCCACATCCTCAAATTTCTTCAGGCAGGCGGTATTGAAACGCAGCTTTCCGTTGGTGATCGTCATGGCTGGCCGCTCATGCGAGGGGAAGAAATCTCCACGCACAACCTCATAACCGCCCATGTAGAGTCGTTTGCCCACGCTTTCCCCTGTATCTGTGGGTGTCTCCACACTCTCACATGCCGCCTGATACTCCTCTGCGGAAAATCCGGTCCAGTTCTTGTCAATCGGAACATAACCGGAAAGGATGCCGCCGTCGATAACGCTGAGAACAGGTAACGGACGGCTCTTTGACGTATAAATATGTGAGGACCGCATCATATTCGCAGCGTTGTAGACATCCCGGTCAACAATCGCCTCATGATGGTTCCGCTGGATGTACTGCTTCCGCTTCAGATTTGCCCCTTCGTTTTTCACGGATTTATGGGTCTTGAAATCGGGCGTGTAGGTCTTCCTTGCGCGGACATCGCCGCAATGACGCTCGTTCTCAATCACACCGTTGATGGAGCCCGGATTCCACACTTCGTTACCCAGTTTGGTGGGTCTCCCATAGCTGGTAAGCAAGTCAGCAATCTCCGTCGCCGACCAGCCGTTTATGTACAGGTCATAGATAACCTTGACCGTTTCTGCCTCATCTGGGTTTACTACCAGTTCGCCTTCCTCATCCACATCGTAGCCAAGCAGTTTCGGTGTCAGGAAAATGCCCTTGGAAAACCGCCGCTCGATGGACCAGTTCATGATAAAGGACTTTGACCTGGATTCCTCTTCCGCAACAGTAGCAAGAATGGTAAGAACGAGAGAGCCGGTTGCATCGAGGGTGTACAGATTGTTTTCATCGAAATGGACACCCACTCCCAGCTTCCGCAGTTCGTCGATGATGGACAGGCAGTCTACAACATTCCGAGCAAAACGGGCTATCGACTTGGCCAGAATGTGATCGATCTTTCCTGCCCTGGCATCCTCGATCATCTGCAACATGCCCTTACGATGGGACAGCTCCGTGCCGGAGATACCTTCATCGCTGTAAATATCCACAAACTCCCAGTTTGGATTCGCCTTGATCCGCTCTGTGAAATCATTCACCTGCAGCTCATAGGAGGAGGTCTGCTCGTCATTCTCAGTGGAAACACGGACATATGCCGCGACCTTCAGCTTACGGTTTTCCAGAGCGACCTCATCTGAAGCGATTGGCATAATGACCTCAAGCTCCGAAGGGTCGACACCCTTATAGCGATTTCGGATTTTTTCTTTGCTGTCAACAGCAGCCTTTTCTCCTGCGATCATTACCAGTTACTCCTCCTGTGGCTTTATGCTCCAGTACCACTGTTTCATTTTTCGGTAGCAGCGGATCCCCATGCTTTTTCTTGTATCCTCCGCTGTGCGATGGCTGATCCCCTCTGCCGCCAGCTTTTCATACATTTCATTGGCGGCCACATCTCCCTGAGATAGCGCCGCTTTAATCAGATATGCCGCCTTGTCCATTTTTGTTTGGAAGGTTGGAGGATCTGTTTTCTTTTCCGCCATCGGAACGGTATCCACACTGAGCCAGGAAAATCCAGCCTGCGGTCTTATCTCAAATCGAATCACAGCGTTTGATGGACCAAGGCTGTTTTTTATTTGTGTCACTATACGAATGTCCGAATCCTCCGGATCACGTTCAACCTGCAGGACGCTCCGCGCTGCGGCAACTACGTCTATGCTGCCCAGACTGCGGTACAATCCTTTGCTGCTCTCCTTTTTGTTAAGGTGACCGATCAACACCACAGCACAGTCATATGTTGAAGCCCACAATGAAAGCCGGTGCATCAGCTTACGTGCTCTTCCAGCAATCTGCAGATCGGAATCACTGCCAAGATATGCCTGGATAGGGTCTATGACAACAAGCCGGGGTTGGAAGTTATGAATTGCTTCTCTGATACGCTCATCATCCAGCGTGAGACCGCTGTGTACTTCTTCGTTGATGAAGGCAATGTTCTGGCAGTCAGCACCGTACTTTTCCAGTCTGGGCTTGATGGTATCAGATACACCATCTTCAGAACACTGGTAGATAACACGCTGCGGTCTGCCGAAGGCCTGCCCGTTTGGTGAAGCACCTCCGGTTGACAGCTCTGCTATAAGATTCATCATCATGGTGGATTTGCCATCCCCCGGATCACCTTGCAGGAGCGTGATCTTGCCGATAGCAATGAACGGATACCACAGCCATCTGACATTTGTGGTCTTTACAGTACTGTAGAGCGTGAGAAGCTCTGTTCCCTCCATTTCTGGCATGATCATGGCACCCCCTGCAATCCATAGCATGATACTGGCGATCGTACATTAAATATTATACTTTTTTGAATGTGGTTTTACTGCTACCACAGAGGTTACGTGAAACCGATTCTATAACCACAGAGGTTACAAATCGGCTTTAGACAACAGCATAGCTGGAGGTTTTTTGCGTTGTGGTCTAAGCGTTGTTCTCTCAGAAAAAAATTCGCTTCCCAAGCATGAGAAATCGATTGCTATGTGCGAAATTCAGAGTTAATAGTATCCATGCTTATGCGGGCAAATGAAAGGAGGTTCAAATGCCCGTAGACAATATAAAACTTGGAGAAAGAATGAAGCATTTCCGCTCAAAGCAGAACTTGTCCCAGGAAGCACTGGCTGAGATGGTCGATCAATCCAGAGTAAATATCAATCGGATTGAAAATGGTGATCGTCTTCCCAGTATTGATGTGCTTGTGGACATTGCAAACGCCCTTCACGTTTCAGTGGATGACCTGCTTGTAGATAGTCTTCAGCACCCGATTTCCACAGCAGATTCCGATTTGCACCGTCTGCTCTTAGACTGCAACAAAATCGAAGAGCAAATAATAACCATGAACGCACAGGAGCTCAAGAAAATCCTGTACGGTCTGGGAATCTAACGACAAAAACTGCCCGCATAGGTGGCAGCGGCATCCTGGAGTTTCCTCTTGGGTGCTTCTGTCCTCTACACGGGCAGTTTGTTTACGGTCCTCAATTATTCTGCCGACCAGTCCTCAATAAATCTCAGGAACTGTTCCGGCGGGTTTTTTATGTACTCTGTTCCATCTATGGCAGGCAGCGCCTCTCGGATAAAATCCAGCGTCTTCTGGTAGATTCCCTCGCCCTCTGACCATGCCTCAAAACCTATCATCGCGGTAGCTTTTGCGTTTTCAATCAGTGTAGCCAGCGCCGGTCCATCGACCACATTCTCCGCACCGTTCTGACGAATCACCCCCGCCAGCGTCTCCTTCCTTGCCTCCGGCTTCAGGTTTTTCAAATAGGCATTAACCGCCGTCACTACCACCAGATCGGACGGTTCAAACCTGTACTTTTCTATACTCATTTTCGCGCCTCCTTCATAATGTGTCCCGGCAGCAATGTGTGTCTGCCGCCTTATTTCAGAGGGTAACTCAGAGTTTTGCACATAGCAAGCGGGTAGTGGAAAGATTGTCAGAAGAAGACAAAAACACGCCCACCTACTTCGTTTTCAGCTGGAAAAGATGCTCCAAGCGGAAAAGGAAGTAGGTGGGCTATTCTTTATCCGTAATACTCTGCGTACCACTCGGCGAACTTCCGCAGTCCTTCCCCGATACCGATCTTCGGAGTGAAACCGTAGTCACGTTCCAGCGCTTCCGAATCAGCATAGGTAACCGGCACATCTCCGGCCTGCATACCTACCAGTTCTCGGTGACCTTCAAAGTCGTAGTCAGCAGGAAGGACTCCTGCTCTCACGAGTTCCTCTTGGAGGGTGCTGATATAGTCGAGCAGGTTCTCCGGCTGACCGCCTCCAATGTTGTACACGGCGTAGGGCGGAATCGGAAGCCCATCTTCTCCGTTTTTCTTCTCCGGCGCACCCTGCATCACGCGGACAATACCTTCGACAATATCATCGATGTAGGTGAAATCCCTGCGCATATCGCCGTAGTTGAAGATCTGGATGGTCTTACCTGCAACCAGTTTCTGTGTGGCAGAGTAATAGAACATATCCGGCCGCCCTGCTGGTCCGTACACCGTGAAGAAGCGAAGGCCCGTGGAGGGAATGTTGTAAAGCTTGGAATAGGCATGCGCCAGCAGCTCGTCGCTTTTCTTAGTCGCCGCATAGAGGCTCACCGGGTTATCCACCTTATCCTCCGTGCTGAACGGCACCTTCTTGTTGCCACCGTACACACTGCTGCTCGATGCATATACCAGATGCTCCACAGGATTGTGACGGCAGGCTTCTAGCAAATTGTAGAAGCCGATGATGTTGCTCTCAATATACACATCTGGATGATCGATGGAATACCGGACCCCAGCCTGCGCCGCAAGGTTTACCACGATATCGAAATGGTAGTCAGCAAACAGCTTATCCACCAGCTGCTTATCTCCGATGGAGCCCTTGATGAATACATGCTTGACCGGACTTTTCTCTGCCGCCTTCTCCACAAGCCCCAAGCGGTATTCCTTGAGCTTTGGATCATAGTAGTCGTTCATATTGTCGAGGCTGACCACTGTGCCGCTCGTCATCTCACAGAGCAGTCTCATCACGAGATTGGCACCGATGAATCCCGGTGAACCGGTCACCAGAATGATCTTCCCGTTTAAATCTATCTTCTGCATTCTTAATCCCTCCGGAAGAGGTCTCTCGTGTAGACCTTTTCTTCCACATCGTCCAGTACCGCATCATAACGGTTTGCAATAATGCAGCCACACATTTTCTTGAATTTCTTCAGATCATTGACCACAACAGACCCGAAGAATGTTGTTCCATCTTCCAGCGTCGGCTCATATATGACCACGGTCGCACCCTTTGCCTTAATCCGCTTCATAACGCCCTGGATAGAGGACTGGCGGAAATTATCGCTATTGGATTTCATGGTCAGGCGGTAGACACCGACTACGACTTCTTTTTGTTGCGTCTCCTTTGCCACCGAATAGGATTCACTGTTGCCGTAGGTCCCAGCGATCTCCAGTACCCGGTCTGCAATGAAATCCTTCCTGGTGCGGTTACTCTCCACGATAGCCTGGATCAGGTTTTCCGGCACATCCCGGTAGTTTGCCAGAAGCTGTTTCGTGTCTTTCGGCAGACAATAGCCGCCGTAACCGAAGGACGGGTTGTTATAGTAATCTCCAACACGCGGATCCAGACACACGCCCTTGATGATCGGAGCGGTATTAAGCCCTTTGACCTCGGCATAGGTATCCAACTCATTGAAGTAAGATACGCGTAATGCCAGGTAGGTGTTCACAAAGAGCTTTGTTGCCTCCGCCTCTGTGGTTTCCATGAAGAGTACCGGAATCGAAGTCTTAATAGCCCCCTGCTGAAGCATCGCAGCAAAGGTCTGAGCAGCAGGCATATTAGCCTCATCGCTTCCCACAATGATACGGCTGGGATAGAGATTATCGTACAGAGCCTTGGATTCCCTCAGAAATTCCGGACTGAAGATGATATTGTCCATGCTCATCTTTTCACGAATATGAACTGTGTATCCAACCGGGATCGTAGACTTGATCACAACGGTCGGTTTCACTTCCCGCTCTGCTGTTGCCTCTTTGATAAGGCCCAGAACACTTTCCACCGCAGAACAATCAAAGAAATTCGTTTTCGGATCATAGTTGGTTGGCGCGGATACGATAATGAAGTCTGCGTCGGCATAAGCAGAAACAGCGTCTGTGGTCGCATGAAGACTTAAGCCCCTCTCCTTATGCTCCGCCATATATTTCTCTATGTACTCGTCCTGGATCGGGCTCTTCCAGTTGTTGATTTTATCGACCTTCTCAGGGATGATGTCTACGGCGATCACATCATGGTGCTGGGACAGCAGAACGGCAAGGGAAAGGCCGACATAGCCCGTACCGGCTACAGCGATCCTCTTCCTCTCAACGGCTACCAGTTCTGCTTCATCATCCACAATGACATCTGTGGGCTGGAACCCAAGTGCAGCAGAAAGCGAGAGAAGCTGATCCACAGACGGACTATAATCTCCCGACTCAAGACGTGACAGAATAGAACGATTTATGTTTGCTTTCTCCGATAGCGCAGTCTGAGAAAGCCCGAGGGTCTTCCTCCTGCTGACCACGGTTTCGGCCAGTAGTTTCAGAGATAAATGTTTCATCGAGGCCTCCTGTTGCTAATAGCGTCAATCTAATCAGCTACGAAACGAAGATATTATAGCAATTGTCGTCCTCGAAATCAATAGTTTTGTTGCTGTTTTGTGTGATTTTTATTAGATTCGCATTCAAATTTAAGAATTATTGTTGCTCTTAGCGTCAGTCTATTTTCTTGCAATGTCGCCATTAACGACAAAAAGAGGCCCACCTGCTTCGCTTTCTGCTATCATCCCCAGCCGTGAAAGAAAAGCAGGTAGGCAATGTATTCAACAGACCTCCAACCCATCATCTTTAACCACGATTCGCTCTCCGGCAAACTTCAACAGCTCCTCTTCCTTTACGTTCCTGCCCTTGCAGCCGTGTCCGTTCCGCTTCTCCCTGCAGATCCAAGTCTTGATCTTCTCCCCGCCTGGCCCGTTGACCGTTCTGCGCGTCATCGGCGCTCCGCATTCGCCACAGAAGACTTTTCCATATAAAAAATGTGGCTGACCACCTCTGTGACCAACCACTTCTGTGAGTTCCTTATTCTTTTTCAGCTTGGCTGCTGCCGCGTCCCACACATCCCGTTCCACGATCGCCTCATGATCATTTTTCAGGTAGTTGCTCTCGTACTTTGCGTCCGGGTCTGGCTTCTTTGTGATGAAGTTCTTCGGCGGCCGCTTCTGGAGAAGTTTATCACCTTTGTAGGTTTCATTATTCAGAATGTACAGGATGGTACTGCGGCTGAGTGGGTTTCCGTTTCTGCTCGTCACTCCGAGATCCGTCAGCGTCCGGATGATCTCATCCACGTTCCTATCCTGCAGGAACAGCGTGTAGATGAGCCGGATGATGTCCGCGTCCTTGTTCGGCACCAGTTTCCCGTCCACGCAGTCGTAACCGAGGATGCGGTTATTGCCGAGGTTGTAATCGCCGCGCTTGAAGCGTTCCTGATATCCCCAGCGGATGTTCTCGGAAATGCTCCGGCTCTCGTTCTCCGCAATGGCGGACATCAGGGAGAAGATGAAGGAACTGGTCGGATCGTCTGTCCTGAGGTGTTCTTTCTCGAACTCCACCGTCACGTTCCTGAGCCGCAGCATATCCGTGTACTTCTTACACTCGGCTACATTTCTTGAGAACCGGGAGACGCTCTTGCAGAGAATCCGGTCGATCTTCCCTTCCTGCGCATCCCTAATCATCTGCATGAACTCCGGCCGCTTCTCGGCGCTTAATCCGGAAAGGCTGTCTGAGTAAATGCCAGCAAGCTCCCAGTCAGAACGCAGGCTGATGAGATCGGTATATGCCGCCTGCTGCGTTTCCAGACTCTCTTCCTGCTCTTCCATTTTGGTGCTGACGCGGCAGTACACCGCTATCCTCGTTTTTCCGTTTTCTCGATGTGCCGGAATTCTGGTTATTTGCATAATGATCCTCCTTTATCCTGCCTGCACCGCCGCTGGCGTCAAGCCCATCAGGTATTTGTACTTGTTTTTCTTTTCACCGCATCTGATCCGGTCCAGAAAATCGTTGTAAAAATCAGAATAGCGGGATGGGCAGTAGCGTTCTTCAGAGAAATCCATCTCCACAACACTTGTCTCCCCGTCCCGCCATCGAATGGTGATCTGGTGCTCGCCCAGCCGAATTTCCTCGACAGTATCATCCAGCCAATAGAATTCTACCGTTTCTTTCTTCTCGCCGTACTTATCCTCATAAGCTGTGATCATCGCCTCATCCAGTCTGTTCTGGATAATCAGGTACTCTCCACAGCCACCTCCACCGTAGCAGCCCCAGCCGCCGTTCTGTATTTTCACTCCGTCATAGTAGAAGTTGTTCAGGCTACCGTGAACCAACGGCTTCCCGCAATGCGGGCATCTGAGCATCTCGCCGTAGGGGTAGGTGCTGTTCCCGATCGCTACATTCCTCATCGCCATGATCTTCTGCGCCTGCTCGAAAATGCGCCGGTCTACGATTGACGCGTGGGCATTCTCAACACGGAACATCGGAAGTTCTCCCTTGTTACGGACCTGCTTATGCTCGAGATGGTCCTCAATATAGGTCTTCTGAAGGACCACATCCCCCGCATACTTCTCATTTTTGATCATCCGATCGAGCTGCAGGCGCTTCCATTTGTTACCGGCGGGCGGCTTCACACCCCTTGCGGTCATGTCGTTCAGGATGTCCATCGGGGCTTCCCCATGTACAAAGCGCTCGAAAATCTCCCTGACAATGGCTGCCTCATCCTCCTGGATCAGGAACAGTTCATCCTTCGAATGGTAGAAGCCGTAAAGCGGAACCTTGACCTCATTTCCAGCTTCAAAGCGTTTCCGGATGCCCCACTTCACGTTCTCGGAAATGCTCCGGCTCTCCTCCTGTGCGAAGGAAGCCATGATGGTCAGGATCATCTCCGAAAGTGCATCGGCCGTGTCGATTCCTTCCTTTTCGAAGAAAACCTGAACACCATGTTTTTGCAGTTCTCGCACTGTCTGAAGCGTATCGACCGTGTTCCTGGCGAAGCGGCTGATGCTCTTGGTGATAATGTAATCGATTTTTCCGGCCTCGCAGTCCTTGATCATTTGCTGGAACTGCACTCTGCCCTTTAATGTAGTTCCGCTCAAGCCTTCGTCAGCGTAGATATTCACAAGATCCCAGTCTCCTCGCTGCGCGGCCCGATAACGGAATGTCTCCATCTGGTTTTCCAGACTTTCCAGCTGTGCCTCATGGTCTGTGCTTACTCGGCAGTATGCGGCAACCCGCTTTCTGCTTGCGATCTTCGGCTGCTCAATTATTGTTACTGTTTTCGACAATGTGCGCTCCTCCCTTCAAAAATGCCATATCTTCTTTACTCAGGCGCTTATAGGAAAGCAGGATTCCCCGCTTGATGATTATCTGCACCCAGTCAAACAGCTCCGGGCTGACGATTGGCTCATGATGCTCTGTGATGTAAAATCGATCTCGGACGCCATTGTTCTTGACCTGCTTGCCAGGCATAAGGCATACCGTAGCGTGAGAATGGTAATCGCCCTTGTAGACCACATTTGTTAGCAGGTATTTCACCCGTCCCTGGCTCCAGGGATAGCCAGCCATCTCTGTCATTGCCTTCCTAATCTCGGTGTAATTTTGTCCTTCCGCCGCCATCTCGAAAGCCTTCCTAACAATCGGTGCTTCCTCTTCGTTGATAATCCACTTGTTGTCTCCACCATTCTTGTAGCCGAAGGAAATCTGGCCAAAGGGCCTGCCCTCCATCGTGTATTGCTCATGAGCCCTTAAGGCATGCTGGCTGATGCTGTGGCTCTCCTCCTCCGCAATGGCTGCAAAAATGTTTAGCGCAAGAGCACATTTTGTATCCTGTGAGTTCAGGTTTTCCTTCTCGAAAATGATGTTCACGCCAAGGCTCTGAAGCTCCCGTATCATTTCCGCACATTCCGCCATGTTACGGGCAAAGCGGGAAATAGACTTTGTGAGGATCAGCTTGATCTTGCCTTCCCTGCAATCCTTTAAGAGCTTCTGCAGTCCAGGCCGTTTATCTGCATGCAGCCCGCTCTTGCCCTTGTCGCCGTAGATGCCCACCAGCTCCATGTTGGAATTGGCATTAATCAGGTCGGTGAAGTACTGCTTCTGGAGTTCGTAGGAGCCATCCTGTTCCTCTTTATCCGTGCTGACACGACAGTAGGCTGCAGTCTTTATCTTATCCATTCTGGTCCTCCCTTCCGAGTGCCTACGCACCCGTTTTCCTCTCTTGAGGTAGTGTATTAATCACTCTTTTGCCCTCAGAAAGCAAGTCAATTTTCGATATTTCTACTTATAATAAGCGGGTCTTTTTGAACGAAAATTCTGCTGATTATGAGTACAGAATTCGTTCAATATACCCCGGAGATTTCAATGTAAAAGGCGAGAGGGAGCGTTCATGCTCCCCCTCAAAATCAGATTCTCTTTGTGTATGCCAGGCTGATCCAGCCATTTCGCTGATCGGCATAAGCTTTCAGCAGGCCCCAGCCGTCCTGCTCATCCACGATGGTATAGACACCGACCGGGATATAGCCGTAGGACTCGTAGGAAGTGGACGGGCCTTTGCGGTAGTTCAGATCTGAGATGCTGACCTTCACCAGATACGGAGTGAAGGTCTGCGTCACAGCGGGATATACCTGATTGCCGTTATCATCAAAGGCAGCATAACCAGGGTTGACATCTACACAGTTCTTGGCATTCTGGAATACCGTGAAAGCTCCGATCTGGCTGGACTTGTCCTGCCAGCTCTTACGGACACGGTAATATTTCGTGGCCGCCGGTGCAGGCGTTACGGGAGTTGTTGACGTAGGCTTCCACTGATTCTTCACCTTCTTACCAACCGTCACATTCGTTGCAGTATGGTGACCGTCATTCAGGAGAATGTCGCCGGGCAGCAGATAATCTCCGCTGGTCAGATACTTGGAATCCGTCAGGAGCTGGAATCCCGCCTTGGTCAGCGCCGAGCGCATATTCCCTGTGTAAGTGCCGGTATGATTCTGGAGTCCCTTAATGCCAAGGAGATATCCTGCCGCCGTCACATTAGCGCATACACCTGCCGAGCAGTCCGCTTCACAGTTCACTGTGATCTTGGACGGTTCCCATCCCACCGATTTCAGCTGGGCCAGGTACGT